AGGGTGGCGGCGTCCGGCTCAAAGACCGGCTCCCAGACGGGGCGGGTCAGATAGAGCTGGCGGCGCTGATAGGCAAAATCATCCCGCAGGCAGGCGGCGAGATATCCGGCATTGAGAAAGCCGCTGCCGAAGGTCCGCTGTGCCTTGCGGGCGGCCAGACGCAGCGTCTCGTGGCTGGACTTGATGGCCTCTGCGCTGGAGGGATTGTCGGTGACAAACCCCAGATCGTCCAGCGTCAGGCCGGTCTCTCCCGCGAACAGTGCCGCGAAGGTGTGCAGCTGCTCGGTATAGGGGCTCATACTCTGCTGAGTAAACTGCCCGACCACCGGATGGTCGCCGTCCTCGTCCTTGGAGATCTCCAGCAGAGAGGAAATGGTGGCTTTCCACTTGTCCATCGGGTCGGCGTCGCCGGAGGTCCCCAGAACGTACTTCTGCGGAAAAGAGTAGAACTCGGCGCTGATCTCGCTGCGCTTGAGAGTGCGCAGTGCGCCCTGCTGCAGGCCCATGCAGGCCCGGGAGATGCGGCTGTGGCCAAAGGGCCGGGCAGCATCCGGGCGGTAGCAGATGGGTACCAGCAGCGGCGCGGGGGCGGGGTTGGTCACAAGGTAAGGTTTTTCGCCCTTGGGGTAGTACCATGTGCTGCCAGCCGTGAAGTAGGCCTCCAGCGTGGGCGTGCCGTTGTCGGCGTTCCGCTCCAGAACGGCGTAGCCCTCGGTCAGCAGACCGGTCACATCGTCGATGATCCCGGTGGCATTGCCGCCGTCCAGCACCGACATGCGGGGAAAGCCGTCTTCACCGGCGCAGATGTACAGGAACGAACAGCTCGAGATAAGGGCCGAAAGGACAGCGCTGTCGAAAAGGATGTCGGCATTGTTCTGGAGATAGATGCTGTTCAGGTCGAAGTTGTCCTGCCGGAACTCCCGGAAAATGAGCCGATCGGCCAGCGAATCCACAGCCTTGCCGCACCAGCCCAGCACCTCGCTGAAGGTGCGGAACTCGGGCGGTGTGACCATGCCGAAGTCCTTCACGGCATTCTTCATCTCATAGTATTTATAGCGGGTAAGCACCCGGCTGCGCTTCAGCTCCAGCTTGCGGCGGAGATAGGCCATGCCGCGGGTCTGGCTCATGGGGGATTCCTCCTTTTCGTGAGAAAATATTCCCAGTGACGGCTGGGGAGTCCGGCGAGGGCAGGGGGAGGGGGCCATCCCCCCTATCGGCTGCGGTAGGTCGTCCAGTCACGGGACAGGGGCAGAACGCGCGGCGAATCGACAGCCTGCTCCTGAGCCTTTCCGCTGCGGGCCACCAGCTTGTCGCTCTTGGCCCGGTTGCAGCAGAAATGCGCGAGCTGAAGGTTGTCGAGGTCGCTGGGGTGTCCGCCTTTGACGACGGGGATGATGTGGTCGATGCAGGGCGAGAGCGGATGCGGGAACTTATAGCTGAAATCGACCGGCTTGCCGCAGATGCCGCAAACGGTCTGCGTCGCATAGATCTTCTTTTTGTTCCGCTCAAAGGCCAGACGGTGTGTGCCGTCGTGGTCTGGCCGCTCGTTGCGGCGCGGTGTCCTGCCTGCCATTAGGATGCAGCCTCCTTTTGCTGACGTGCTGTGCGGTGGTCCTCGAAGCTTCGGCTTCCTTTGCCCCGCCGGGTCATGCCCGGAGGGGGGAGGTCTTTTTGAGGGAGGGGGTACTTTTGCAGACCCCGGGGGTATGAAAAAGCCGCCCGGGGTTTCCGAACGGCAGAAGAAAAAGGTGTCCACTGTGGACACCTCAAAACTATGATATGCGCCGCTGGGGCTTGAAGCGGACGGCGCAGATGACCCATTGAGCACAGGTAGCAAGAAACCTGTGCTGTGATTCCCGCCGATGGAAAACTCACAATGCGGATTTCTGATGCCCGCAGTATGATAATAGCATGGTTTTTTCGGACAATCCGGACAAATCGACCATTCTCGGACAATCTGGACATTTCGGACAAATCGACCATTTCCGGACAATCCGGACAAATCAGAAAATCTCGGACAAATCGGACATTTTGGATAAAATAAAAGCGGCTGACCCCGATTTGGAATCAGCCGTCTTATGCATCACGTCACATTCTGCTCGACCCACCGGTCAACCCTCCGCCGAATGGTATCGGCATCCAGATCGCAGCCGAACTCCATCAGTTCTACAGCTACCTCCTGCGGTTTCTTGCCCAGAATGCAGATGTCAGAGATAGCTGCCCGCAGCATGATGTCATCGCAGGTCTCTACGATGCGCTGGCCCTCGATATACATGGCATCCAGCTCGGCATTGCGTGCTTTGAGCTTCTTTATCTCACTCTCCCGCCGGGCGTATACGCTGTCAGCTGTCCCACGCACAGTGGCATGACCGAGGATACAGGCATTTCCGTCACCGCAAGAGGATTTCACTACATCGGCCACAAGCTCAGGCCCCTCGGCCTGCTTCGCTTCCAGCTGCTGGATGCGGCGAGTTCTGGCTTTGATGTCAAAGGGGATTGCATGCAGCTGTCGAAATTCTCGCGGTGTCATCCTTTGCCCTCCTTGAGGTTATTTCAGTTCGAAGTATTTTACGAGCTCAGAGCTGATTTCAAATGCTCTAACCCAGCCAGTGGTAAAGAAGCTGTAATCTTGAAGGATAATGGCATAGCGGGTGTCACCGCACTTGTTTGCCTCTTCCCGTGTGATGTCTACTTGCTTCCATAGAGTGGCCCCGCCGGGGAGTTTCTGGTTGTAGTAGATCAACTTAAAGTTTGGCTCGTCAATCGCCAGATACCACGCGGCTTTACTGCTTAGCATCTTACCGGCCAGAGCGAGTAGCGTGTTGTGGCCGTGAGGCTTGCTCTCAGGAACTTTTAGGTTTTCCGCTGACGTAGATCCATTGGCCTGAGCCATGATCTCCGGAGAGATGCCGCAGGCATCACAGGCTTCCACAAACCAGTGCCATGTAAAAATCACCTTTTGGGTACGGTCGGCGTTGCGAAGGACGAGGCCTATGGGAAGATAGTTGACGTATCCTCCGCCGGTAAGCGGGTGTCCACTGTGGACATTTTCGCAGCAGTCCAGAAGATTCTCTCCGGTGAATGCGGGAAGTGCTTGGATCCAGTCCTCACTGCAAATTTGCTCGGCATACTGATATGCCCAGCCCGGGATTTTGGTTGCCGTCTGGTGCCAGTCCACACAATCTTCAGACGTGGTCGCTGTGCTTTTCATCGGAGCTTTTGGAGGCAAAGCAGGCTTTTCCGAAACCGTTACCGGATCTTTTGCTTTTTCCTCAGCCTGACGGCGCTTCTCGATGTTGTTTTGGGCGTTCCGGTAGGCATCCATCAGAGAAATTTCGCCGTCATGGAGAAACTGCTTTGTCTCTTCATCACAGTTCTCGGAAATGGCATTCAGCCGGGCGGCCGCGCCGGTGCTGAGGCCAAGTATCCGGCAGACTTCGTCTCTTACCTTGCCCTCCAGATGGCCCTCTCTCTTTTTCCGGGTGAGAGCATCCTTCAGGGCTTCGTACTGTGCCAGCCGTTCGCCGTCGGTCAGGTCGCGGGCTGTGGCGTTGGCGGTAATGAGTGCGATCCTGTCGTCAACTTCGCCCTTGCTCTCCACGATGATGCAGGGCAGGGAAGAAAAGCGGGTATCGCCCTCCTTAGCCAGCTCCTCGCAGGCGGTCAGACGCCGCTCGCCGCCGATGAGCTTGTAACCGTTCGCCCACCGGATGACTTCCAGCGGCTGGCGTACGCCGTTCAGCCGGATGTCTTCCTTGAGCTTGTCAATGTCGCCCACGACATAAATTTTGTTATCTGGGTTTCGCATGATGTACTCGCACGGCAGCATCTTCACCTGCATCGACCCCGCCGGGGTGGAAGTCTGAGGTTGAATGTTCAGGAGGTCGCTTATCAAACCGGTGCTCATCGTTTATCCCTCCACCTTGGAGATTACCTTGCGGGACAGCTCCAGATACTGCTCAGTCGCCTTGCACTTGGAGCTGTAGTTACACAGCGGCATATGCTCACTGACGGCCTCCTGCACCGCTGCGCAGGCGTTGATGCGCAGTACCCCACCGCGCTCGCTGTAAAAAATCGGGAGTTTGCTGTCCATCAAAGCGTCGATTGCTTTTGCGCCGTACCGTGTGCG